ATTTAAACCGAATGTATATATAGATACATTAGAATATATTGATTATAAAATACAAGCTGCTATTTTATATAAAAACGAATTAGAACAATATCCTCATGCTAGATCCATACAGGGAATAATGACATTAGCACAACAGCGTGGCATAGAATCTAATTTGCATTGTGCAGAGGCATTTGAGTTGATTCGCAAAATCGAATAAAATTTTGATCAAAAAAAAAAAAAGATATTCCTCTACCAAATTAATGGCAGAGGATAATCAATTATTTTATATATTAATCATATCAAACGCATTGGCTATATTACCAAATGGTTTATTTTTAATGATATTTATCTTAATTCCGTAATTTTCTAAATCACAGATTGTTATTAATTCTTTTATTTTTTTATCTATCAATTTTTTATCATATTGATTTATATAAGGATTTTCCAACTTCTCATATAATTCTTCTATTGACAAATTATTATATTTAGAATTTCGGAACATGATATTCCTCAAATAAAATTCCTGCATTACCAACCGAAATTTTCATTCTTCCTGGTTTAGAAATTCCTACGTAATGATATGTAGTAACATATTCATTCAAATAACTGATATATTTAGATCTTACGTTTTCTACATTCATTTGATCTATTTTATAATATTCCATAATTGCATTAGCTACATCTTTTTGCTCATAATTTATTAAATTTAATGATTCATATGTTGCTATTATTTTGTTAATTTTATTATCTTCTACATGTATCGTTAATCCATTGATAATAATATTATTATTATTAATAACTTCAATCTTTGCATTATTACAGCATGCTAATCTGTATATAATGCTAGCAGGAGCTCCTATAAAATAATTTTTTATATATCTATATGGCATTTTCTTTTTATCTTCTATTATAATATTAATTGTATATTTTGATATTTTGTTTATATTACCATCATTATCTTTAGAATTATATGTTTTTATCCATTTATCAATGAGATCTTTTTTTCTTTTATCTTCTAACTCCTTTTTTCTTTTTTTCTTTAATTCTTTTTCCCTTCTCTCCTTTTCCTCTCTTTTACGTTTAATTTCATAATTTCTTATATTTATCTCAATCTGCTTTTTTCTCTTTCTTTGTTTTTCCTCTTCAGAATCCTCAAACCAACCACCTATTAGGTACTGAGGAATCATGTATATCATCAATATTATAATCATCATTTTTTTCATTTTAGTTCTCCTTTTTATGAAAGCATTTTAATTATATTAGCAATGCCTTCTTTTACTAATCTATCATTTTCTTTTTTTCTATCGTCTATATCCATATTTCTTAAAATTCTTAATAATTTCTTCTCGAATACCGGAGGCATCGGAAGATATATATCATTCTGAGATTTTTCTATATGATTATCCCATATCTCTTTTTCTCTTTTTGTTAATATCATATTGGATACCTCCTATTTATTTATTGTGTTAATTTATCTAATAATCTTTTTTGCAAACATTCCATTAATTCATTTGGTTTGAACGAAATGTATTCATACATATCCCCTACTACATATCTTAAATAATAATATTTATTTACATCTAAACTATTAAGTATTGATATATCATCATTTATATCGATATGTCCAATTATATCGTGATCGTATCTTGTAATATCTACTATATCAAACTGATATTTATTTTTTAATATATGATCGTCTAAATACTATGATACCATATTGCTGATACACGTATCTTTGATGTTATAATGTCTACTAAATCTCTCCCATAATCGATGATTCATATCAGATTTATGAATAGATTTATTAAAACCATTCACAATATTAAATTGAGTAGTTAAATCAATTTTTCTAAATTTCATCCACACCATATTAATATCCAATGAATCTACATTAGTCATTAATTCAAAATCATCATGTGTTATCTGAGATAAATTATGATCTTTTAATTTAAAACATATTCTTTTCTTTTGAATAGCATACATTCTATTGTTTGGATATATCCATAAGATTGGACAAGGAATCATATTAATATCAAAATAGTAATTTCTATAATCACTAGATATAACATCAGGATATAACTTAAAATCATCAATAGTCATAATATTCATTGTATCATGAACTATATTATTATCATCAAATTCGATATGGAATTTAGTCTGATCTTTTTCTAACTCAAACCTTTTTCCTTTATATCGAAAAGATCTATTATTAATAATATAAATAGAACTTTTCTTTTTTAATTTAATAATCTTAAACCCGCAACGTATTACACATCTGCGAGAGGAAGATATATTAACTGATGCAATATACATTTTTAATTAATTAACCATATGATTAACTATATCTGTCATATTTGCATCTAATATTTTTCTAGACACTTTCGTGCTTTTTAATATAGATCCTTCTGATTTGACAATAAGTCCCAGCACGACTGGGATAATCGGTTTATGCTTTTTGGAGCATTCTACTATTATAGACTTCATATTGTCTACATATAGATCTTCATCTTCCAATAATTCTGGATTTCTGAACATCTTTATGAATTCTCCTACGCATGCTGATAACAGCGAGTATGCGTCAATCTTATCTAGATCATTGTAATTAATATTTTCATCTCCTTTTAATATTTTTCCGGCATTCCATTTATATATTAATTCTATATACTCAATGAAATTGCTGGCAGCTGTAGTGCCAACAGTACCTGCTGATATGTTATATAATATATCAATATTATTTTTATCTATATTAATATTATCCATTATTTTCATCTGATCAGATAAGCTTACCCATGACCTCGGGGTCGCAAATGGTTCTGAATTAACACATTTGGTATGCATCATACTTGGATCGTGATTCAAGTATGAGATTATCTCATGTTTGACATTCGCTTGAATCGCATAATCCCTAGTCCATTGATCAACATCGCATTTGACCTGAAAATAAACTTCCCTATTTATGATCGGGTTTTGAGTCTTTTGAAATCCAGCATTATCATCCTTACCATTTCCGGCTGATATAAGAACTACATTGTCCGGCATTTTATAACCATGTATAGTTCTATACGAATACAGCTGATACAAATAAGGTGCCATATTTGACTTCACCAAGTGAATATCATCTAATAGCATCAATATGTTATAAGGCTTTTTATAATCCTTTACAGGAACCTCTAATGTTTTAAAATCGAAGATGTCCGGGCAGCTCCATTTCGCAAACTTAGGACCTTCTGACTTCATTTCATCATCTGATTCCTTTATATTTAAAGGAAGACCTGTCATCTTTTCTAGAGGAAATGTGCCCAAATAGTGCACAACTAATCCCCATTGGGATTTTGTAACGCCTTCTAAATGACTTACTAACTGTTTACAGAAGTCACTTTTTCCCATACCTGGAGGGCCTACTATTCTTGGAATAGAACTAAACATACCTTTTTTGCATAGTTCCATTTGGTTGATTATAGATACAGTAATTGGAGCTAATAGCTCCGATAAATTTAATTTATTCATGTCGTTTTTCATAAACGAACTCCTTTTTTAATTGAATCATTAGATTCTGTTTTAATTATATCAAAATTATTTTTACGATGTCCGTATTATCATTCCCTTTATTTTATCAATATCCTTCATCATATCAGGACCACCTATATATATAATAGGAATATCCATAGGAATTAGATGTTGATATTTTTCTATATCACTATATAAATCCGTGCATAAAATCACACAAGAAATTACTTCTTTATCTTCTGATAATTCTGATATTCTTGTAAAGACTTCCTTATGACTTGTACCGCCGAATGCACGTCTTGTCATAATTTCATTTTCTTCATCTTTACCGATTTCATCTGATTGGTACTCATGTTCCCATACCAATTTATCATCGTGTTTTATAACAATCAGTTCTTTAAACCATTGTTTTGATTGAAATATCACATCGTGAAATCTAGCACTATCATCTTCTGATATAGATCCTGATTCATCGTTGACAAAAATGACTGTGTTGTATACTCGGTCATCCTCGTATCCGGGCAATATATAATCCATCAAACAAGATGTCAATCTTTGTTTAGACCAGGTTACCTCATTTTGATCACAAATATATTCTTCTAAGCATTGTTCTAGAATTTTATCCCATGGGATTTCTACTGCTAAAAGATAATCAATTAATTTTTTTAATCTAGCACTTTCATGACCAATATCTTTCATAGTATGTCTTGCTGATGCTAATGCTTTATCCATTTGCTTTTCAGCTTTAGATCTTCTTTGATCATCATCCCCAGATTCATTATCTGATGGTTCTGATGTTGATTGTGGAAATTCTACAGATGTATGATTGATCTTTACATTATTTCTTTCAAATGATGTTTTAGTCACTTTAACCATAGGTTCTGAAGGGTTATCTTCATTTTTATTTTTATTATCTTTAGAATCTTCCTCTTCACATTTACTATTGCTATCATCTTTTTCAGAATCTTTATCTCCATCCTCATCTTGTGGTTTAGATTCTTCATTGCTATCTTCATCATATGATTCAACATTTCCATTTCCATCAACATCTTTATCCATATTAAATTGTTTCATGAAATCAGAAATAGACATTTCTTTTGTCTCTTTTTTATAATTTCCTTCTTTAATAAGGATATCATAAACTTCTTCTGATGTCATATTAACAAAATCATCATCAAATAAATATTTTTGCTTAGCACCATCTATGTCAGTAACAACATTACATGTGCTTTTATCTTTGCAAATTTCTGCCATCTCTTCCAGTAATAAATTGATAACATAATCTTCTGCTATATTATATAACTGAGGATCCCGTGATCCACGTCTTTTATCAATGTTAAACATAGCATGACATATTTCATGCAATATAATAAAACATAAATGCTCAAAAGTCAGATTTTCATCAATCAATGATGTATTAATCATTATCTTTTGTTTTTCTATTATAATGCATGCAGGAGCTGGTATATTCTGAAACTCACCAACCTCAAAATCAAACCCAAGAAGGGCTTTGCCAAATGGCATATACATACTGTCTCTAAACAGATTAGCATGAATACGCTCAATCCATCTAGTTATTTTATCCGTATCTATCATACCAATATCCAGCCAGTTTTAGCAACTGTCATAATAACCTTTCCTGAGATCTCTTTTTTCTCTCTATTATCATTATGAAAAACTCTAATGATTGGAAAGTTTTTATCTTCTGCTCTATTTTGCGTCATCATTTTTATCATCGCAGGTATCGGTGATATAAATATTACAGCTACCTTATTTATCAATGATCCGAATATCAAATCTTCCATTTGATCAATAGTCCATCCTTCAGATGGAACTTTTAAAAATTCCCATCCTTTAAAGATATCATATGTATCAATTAAATTTTTTTGATCCTCTAATATTTTGTGTTGCTCATTTATAATAACAACGACACCATTTTTCTCTTTCATAACATTTCTCCTTTAATATTTCTGATTAATTTTTCACATGCTGTATACATAGCACCACATGCATATATCATCATATTTTCTAATATATCTATTTTCAATGCATAATGCATATCCATTAAAATATTATCTATTATATCATATAATATATCTGCATTGTTTCTAACCTGCGTTATAAATTCATTTATTTTATTATCTAATTTTATTTCTTTTAAATCATATATATGTTTCCATATTGAATATAATTCACTATCTAAATTATTGTTATTATCAAAATCATTGATTAACTCATTTACCGCTGAGTTAATTTCTATTTCTATATTTTCTGGCATCGGAATATTCTCCTCTTGTTTGAATTATTTATTATGTCGTTTAAAATGTTATCTATATCATATATATCTTTTAGCTCCGCTTCATAATTGTAAATAAGTAATCCGTGATCATAGTCATTTACTAACTTATAGATTATAGACGCTCTTAATTTATGAAGTTTCCCATATATCAATGTTTTCTGCATTTAGACATATTTCTTTTTATATATAATTCAATATTCCATACTATCAAATATAAAACTCCTATAATGATAGCAGAGAATATCAATAAATCATATATATTCATATCTTTCATAATAGTATCTCCTTTTCATAAGATAATCAAAAAACAAATGAACAATAAAAATTAATAATTTATTTAAGCATTATGTCAATTAGTTATCTTTAATTAATATTTAAAAATAAAAGCAACCCGATATTAAATTATACAATATAAATTATATTTTTATTATAAACGAAATATCATTTTTCGAGTATAATTAAATACGTATAATAAATATCATATAATATTAATATCGAGTTTTAAATAGATTTATTACGTCAATGTAATAAATCTATTTCCCGGATCCACCCCTTGTATACTATATACAAGTTTTCTGACCGCAGTGGTCAGGTCTGACATTGATATCGGAAATAGCAGATTCATGCTTTCGCCATAAATGGCAACATGTTTCTTTTCCGAATAAAACTTAAAAAAATCTGGCTGACAAAAATTTTCAGATTTTGCCCCTTTTACTTTATCTAAAAATTCTTTTATTTTTTTATTTTTTTCTCCGTCAAATGGATTGAATCCTCTTAGTCCCCATCCGATAGTTTGTCCTTTGTTTAGGAATTCTATCCGATCAGATCCAGCCTTTTTTTCCAGTACAATCACTTCTTCGTGATCATATGGATTTATACTGTTCATGACAATTTCCCTAAAGGGAATTGAAATGTTTAAAGCTACTCTGCATTCTCTTTCTATATATCCATTCCACATGGAAGGATTCTGTTTGACATGAATCCCTCTCTTGCAGAATTCCTTACCTATTCCGGCTTTCGCCGCCTCTATTGCCTCCTCTTTCGAGAAGACATATTTTTTTTCGACTTTCTTTGTTATCGCCAAAACTTCATTTGGCTTAACATCTACTATAATATTATCCACTTCCTTTTTTATTTTTTTTATCATATATTTTGACAAAGGGTTATTCCCTTTAATTGCTTTTTTGCTGTTTATACTCAATTTGCTTATTACCTCTTCACTTAGATTTAAATCGTTTGACATTTTTTAATCTCCTTTATTATATATTACACACATATGTCTTGCATGTGTAATAGGATTTTTTAATAAATTATAAATTCTGACAATATCATTTTGCCAGACCTGTTTTGTTTCTTATATAAGTTCTCAATTTATATAAGGTTAGTTAAAATAAAATTAATACCTTAATTAATTGATAATTACCTCATAAATAATTAACAATTAATTACATTTAAATATTTGGTATTCAGAATTTCTTCTTCTTACCAACCCTTTAGATATAACCTTCTTACCATTTCTAGTAATCTTATTCCATCTAAGGAGTTCTTGACGGGCACCAATATAATTCTTTTCTCGCAATCTTTTTGCAAGGGTTGAAGAATTAAATCCATACCATCCGATATTGTATATAAAAGATAATATCGAAACTATCTGATTCCTATTATCAAATTTATAATTGGAATCTTTTAACTTTTTAATTATCTTTCTAATCTTTTTATCTAATATAATATCAGCTTCTTTTCTGCTAATATTATTTTTAGATAAACCGACAAAACCATATCCAATTGTCCTTTTTCCAGCAGGACATAAATATGATTTTTTACTGAATCCCTCATATTTTATTATGAGGGATTTGCTGCTCTTCATAACATCTATATCAGCAAATATAGAAATAGATATCATAAAGAGCAAGATCGATATTTTCATATATCAATCTCCTTTTTTATTAATATGTTAAAACTCATTTGTTCTGTTATTTAAAAGCAGAACAAATCCTCTATACTAATCTGCACATACCCAAATTAATAATAATGACATTGTGCAAATATAAAAAACTATCATGTCATTCCCTCCTTATAAAAAATATTAAAAAAAAACAAATATATAGATAATAAATCCATTCAAACAAAACATGTTATAAAATAAAATTTTGTTTAATTGACTACTATCAATAATATATATATATAGAATTTATATTCTATTCAAAGTGATATAAATGCCTACTTAATAAATATTTACAAAATTATTTTTTATCATAATTTTAGATTTATTCATTATATAATCAGAACAAATAAATAGCAATTATTGCATTATTAAAAACTAAACCAAATATAGGATTTTATTAAAATATGAAAAAATTTGTTCTTGATATAAATGCCTGGATTAATGAAATCTCATCACAGTCATATAATATCAATAAACAGTATATAAATACAATTTCTGATATAGATAATCAATATAATATTATACACAATCAATCAGAATTAGACGTATTATATAGTTGGACATATGATGAGGAATCATTTATTATATTTTATAATTTAACAGAACCTGATATATATAAAAGATTAGATAAAAGATTAACAAAAAGACTGAATTTATACAACCCATCTAATCTAAATTTTTATATGATAAATCCGGATGCTACTTGTAATATTGGTATTGATACTACTTGTAATATAAATGATATCATACCAAATTCAAAAAGTATATCTGAACATAATGATATATTATCTGAAAATATATATAAATTAACATATTTAGAATATTATTTTATTGACATATTAAAGCAATATAAAAATGGAATAATTCCTGATATATCTGATATCGATAATATTCCAATTTCCTCAAATTTGGCTAAAATTATAAAAAGTATATTAAAATGTGAATTGTTAGACATATATGAATTACCTGATTTATCAACAGATAACATAAGACTTATAGATCAAGTATTTGAACAGTGGTTTATTAATTATATGTATTTAAAGAAACAGTTATGCTATTCTTATCTAAATGAAACATTTTTTGAAAGTCCTTCTAGTAAATCTCAAATATTTATATTAAATGAAGAAAATATTTTTAATAATTATTTAGAGATGGATTTTAATACTCATCCTATTGATATTACTCGAATCAATTTATTTCATAAGAATAAATTAATAGATAAGTCTAAATATGATTATTTTGTAGATAGCACTGCTCATATATCTCAAATAACATGGAATAATAAAGCATTAAAGTCAGATTTAAGTATTGGGGATAAGTTATATATAATGTGGGCATATTTACCAATTGATGAATTAGATGAACTAATGGAGGTTTAGAATATGTATAGCCATGATGATTTTTTCTCAATATTTAATTATCTAAAAGATAATCCTGATCAAAGTGATATATCAGCACTGAATGCTGAGCAAATGGAATTAGAAAAATTAAATCAGATGTTATATAATATTCAAATTGCTGATAAAATTGATAGAAAAATTGAAATTGCTAATTCTTATATATTTATATTAGAAATGGGATCTAGTAGCATAAATAATATAAAAAATCAAATAGCATATACTTTAAATGAATTATATAAAAGAGTAGAATTTTTAACAGATAAAGATAATATTATAAATGAAATTAATACATATATAATAGAATTACAAGTTTCTAGACCAGATACTTCTGTGACTTCTGAAATAGTAGAAGAAAGAAAACGATCTTTCGTGAGTAAATACGGAATAGATCCTAATATAATAGCAATTGCTATTAATATGAGAAATGAAACTAAACAATTATTCAAAAATATAATAGATCAAATATCATTTAATACGGATGATTATAATAGACTTAGAAAATTTATAATAGATTGGTATGCCTCATTCAGAACATTCATTAAACTACAAGAGAAAACATCTGATGCCTTTTTATTATCTGAAGAGTTATTAGAAGTTGCTCATAAAAGTTTTGGATTCGAGAATGTCGAATTGATAGATAAGAAAACTGCCAAAGCTGCATTATTATTAGCTCTAGTTGAAATATACAAGAAAAAAGGAACTCCTGATTCTATAATAGAAGTATTAACATTTATGGATATTGATGATATTGTCATATATGAATGGTGGTTATATAGGGATAGAAGTCTTCATGGAACGGGAAATATATACTTAACAGGTAAACCCATTGCTACAAAGCATACTAATGGGGATAATGATATAGAAGATAGATTCATGAGTTTCTCAGAATTCAAAAATACAGCTGGACCCAATTGGTATTATACGGAAGAACATATAAAGGAAATTGATGATAAATTAGAAGGATTGTCATTGCCTTCAATCCTTCCGTATTTTTCAATTTCTGCTTACGTAGAATTTATTACTGCTGATGTTACATTTTCCTTCTTTAATAAATATGTTAATGATCAATTAATTGATTATCTACAAAATACGATAAATACTGATTATGGAATGATTAATGTAGAATCATTTGATCAATCTATTGAGTTCATTACATTATATGCTGCCATGCTATACACATATGATAGATACAATGATGAAGTAAAATATCAATCTGTGAAATCCTATATATTAGGATTATATAGAATTGATATAGAAACACATAATCCTAATCCCTTTATAGGAACTTATCCGTTTAAATATGAAAAATCATTGAGATGGTTATCTACCCATGCCAGAAATGAATCTGGAGATTTATTTGATATAAAAAGCTATCAAAAATATCCACCAAGTGTAGAAATATATTTAGGGGCTATTGATATATCACAAGATAATAATGATGTTAGTTTTGATACAAGCATCCCTGGATATTTTGATGCATATGCAGAACCATATTTAAGATCATACAAAGATTCATTGATGGCAAGAATACGACATTTTAATAATACATCTAATAAAAATTATGATCCTAATTATAAATTAGATTATGTAGATATACAAAAAGAATATTTTGAACCATTCATTAAAAATTATAATAATGCTCAAGATTTATATATAGTAGTAGAAACAGAGGATGAATTACCTTTAATGCATAGTGAACATAAAATCGGAGATTATGCGGTTGTAATAAGGGATTCTACTGCTTCTCATAAAGTTCAATTATACCAATCAATATCAAAAACCGGTTCCTTAAATGATCAATGGAATAAAATTACGGATGATGGAACATTTGAGGAATGGATATATCATAAGATATTACAAAATAGAAAAGATTTGGTTAAAGAATGGTCGCGAACATTTGATAAAAACTTTTGCAGAAATAGATTAGATATAGCAAGATTGTTGAATGGCACTTTTCCAAATCATGTATTACATAAATCAAATTTACCTATTATTAATAATAATATTGGGGATATAATATTAGTCCAATTCGATGAAACCCATACAACATTCTCAAGACCATCTGATGGTCAAATTGTTAATATGCCTAGATTTTATAAATGCATTAATACGACCGGATCCATAGATGAACAATGGGAATCTGATAATGACGGAATGTATAAATATGAAATCGGATTAAATTCTTCTGTAAAAGAAACTATTGATAATATAGCTAATGACAATTATGAAAATTTAATAGATTTATGCTCAGAACTTGTTGATTATATTGACATATTTATTAATACAAATATACAAGAAACTACTATTAATATTGCCCAGATATTCTTAGGAAATAAACTAGAAACTAATATAAGAAAATTAATAAATGAATTCAAACCAAAGAGAGCTAGGCTTCTATCATATGAATTATTATATAGAATAAAAGATCCCACTCAAGATTCTATCGTTAAACAGGATAAAATTGGATTTAATATAGGAGCTCAAATATCTGAATTATACAAAGAAGGGATTAGAAATACAAATGAATTAACCTATGATACAGGAAGAATATATGATAATAATTCAATCGTAGATGATAATATTGAAATAGAAGTTACTGAAGGAGGAATCATTCAGGATCAAATCAATTGGTTATATTAAGCATTTGAGCAGATCCAATTCTTACCTATTGATGTCACTAAAATAATTTCTAGCTTAGAATGTTTATAATATCTATTCAATCTAAACTAAATACCATATAATAAAAACATTTTATAATTTAAAAGGAGTATGAAAAATGACACAACAAAAAATCATTGTTAATGATTATCCGAGAAAATTAACAGATGACCAAATATTCACAAGTATGGGTCATGGGATTAAAGGACATGTTACAGCTGTTGATAAAGTAACTGGAGAAGTATTAGCAGATACAGATAATCTTATATTATATAAAGGAAGAGAATGGCTAGCTCAAAGAGCTGTGAATATAAAATCTCCTGCCTGGGAAACTGCTGGTAAGGATGGATATATCACACATTTCGGATTAGGAACTGGTGGTGCATCTCCTGGTGATATATTAACTCCATTAGTACCTAATGCTACAGATGTAGATTTATTATCACCATGTATGTTAAATAATGCAGAAACTTCATATATAACAAGACAAAAATCAGGCAATAATTATCAAATCAAACCAATATCTTCTGTATCATTTGTGCCTGATATATCAAACGGTAATAGATATGTTATAATACAATTGCAAACAAATATCTCGCTAACTGATGCAAATGGACCTAACGGAAATGCATCATATGATTTGAATGAAGCAGCTTTATTTGTTACAAAAGGAGAAAATCCAGATCCGATTGAAGATATATCTATATTTGCTAGATGTACATTCAGCACTATTAGAAAAGTAGTGGCAAGAGAAATTAGTTTTATCTGGAATATTTATTTTTAATTTGAAAATCCGAACAAATTTAAAAATAAAATCAATAGATAAATTTTAACTAATAAAAAGAGGTAAACTTATGGGCATATCACCTGGTGTATATTCAAAAATAATAGATTTGAGTTACTACTTACAAGAAGTTCCTGGTACAACAGGATTTGTATCATTCTTCTCAAAGCGAGGTCCTGATAATAAATTAACATTAATTAGTGGTCATGAAGAATTTAAAGGAAAATACGGAAAACCTAATATTAATGATTATGGTAAAAAATATGGGCAAGGACCTTATATTGCATGGAATCATTTAGCAATGTCTGGATCTTTGTATGCATTAAGAGTGCTTCCTGATAATGCATCATTTTCTAATCTATTTGTAAATCTAACAATGGATAGTACTGCTGATATTTCAGTTACTTCAAAACCTGCAGGATCTATAAATTCATTAGACAATGATTTAGAAAAAGATAATGAGTTGATGACAAATGGTACTACATATCCATTAATAATGTTCTATCCAGAAGGTCGTGGGGATAGTTATAATGATTTCGGTATTACAATGGAACAGCATACTAATCCGGTATTAAAATCAGATGGAGTATATGTTATCAAAATATATGAATTATCTTCAGAAGGAGATTCTGATGACATAAAAGAATCTTTTGAAGTTTCATTTGATGAATATGCAGTAGATGAAGCAGGAGAATCTTTATATATAGATGAAGTGATTAATAGATATTCTAAATGTATAAAATGTCATATTAATGAAGATAATTTAAATGAATGGAAAAAGACAGATGTTCCTATCGTATTTAGCAATGCTAGTTCATTTCAGGAATATCCTATTAACAGCGGAACTACTATAGAATCCCCTGCTATTCATTTATCTGGAGGATCTGAAGGGGAATTGATTACTATTGATTCAATTACTGGCAGAAGACGTATTGATACTTCTATTGCTGATAATTTATTAGTAGAAGCATATTATGGATTTACTGATGAAAAGGTACAAAATTTAGATGAAATATATTTCTCTCTTGTATATGATGCAGGTTATTCTAGAGATGTCAAAGATGCTATTAGATATTTATGTGAAGATTTAAGAAGAGATTGTGTTGCTATAATGGATAATGGAGATAATCCGGATGTAGTAACAAGTATTGACACCCGACAAAATAAAGCTCCTATCTTAAATACTTTCTATGCTGCCATGTATGAACCATTTAATAAAATATATGATATTCATACAGGAAAGAATATTTGGGTATCCCCAGTATATCATATGTCTTCAATCATTCCTAAAAATGATGATTTATATGAAATATGGTATCCATCAGCAGGGTTTAATAGAGGAACTATTCCTTCAATTAAAGAATTGAGATTTAATCCTACACAAGGTCAAAAAGATCAATTATATCTAGCTCAAATCAATCCTATTGTTAAATTCAATATAGGATATACAATTTGGGGTAATTTAACTTCTCAGAAAAGACCTTCTAAATTATCGAATTTAAGTACTGTAAGATCAGTATTATATATCAAACGAGCTTTAGAACAATTTGTGAAATATTATGTATTTGAATTTAATGATTCATCTACACATGAAGAAGTAGCTTCTCAAATTAGTGAGTTTTTACAACCAGTTCAAGATGCGAGAGCATTAGAAGGATATTCTGTTAATGTAGGAGCCACTGAATATGAGAAAAAACAAAAAATTATGCATTGTGACGTTGTATTAGTTCCTACTGGAATAATTGAAAGAGTGCATTTGAATTTATTTATTAAATAAAAATTAACATAAAGAGGTATTAAAAATGAACACAAGCTTCAATGTTGTAGCCAATAATTTTGTAGATAGAAATTTTGGTGGAACTAAAGCTGGGACAGGAGATCCATATTTAACAGGTACGCATTTTGTTAAATTCTATGATATTCCTGCCGGGTTGATACAATCTGTACAATCATCACAAGGTAACGCAGGATTTTCGTCTAATGCAGATATTGCTAAATTTCTACAAGGTACTTGTTTATCAGTAACTCCTCCGGGTGGTACTTTAAGCAAAGTACAATTTGTTGGATTAGGTGGATCTAAATGGAATGTTCCTGGTAATGTAGATTATGGGGATTCTGTATCCATGAAATTCATAGAAATGAGTGCTGCTCCATTTTTAGCAATTATGCACGGATGGGTTAGAATGATACGAGAATATAGAACAGGATTATCTAGAGTAATAGCAAAAGGTCCTACTGATTATAAAACTAAATCTATGTATTCTTGTAATATATTATATTGGACTACAAAACCAGATGGAGTATCTGTAGAATATTCTGCATTATACTCGGGATGTTTTCCTCAAAAAGATCCACAAGATATGTATGGTAGTGATGTTACAACAGTGGATAAAATAGAGCCTGATATGGAATTTAATGTCGATAGAATTTGGCATGAAGATTGGGTCAAAGTAAAAGCACAAAATGAAGCACAAGCTGCGAAAGATGCAGTTCTTAAATATAGAGGTGGTCATTCTGCATTATCTACATCACCAGATGGCGGAGAAAACTAATATAATTATTGAATAAATATAAAAGTAGGATAATTGTGTTCTACTTTTATTTTATATGAATTTGAATTTTAAATAACTGAAACTAAGAGGAATTATTATGGCTGATCGTTTAGAAATTTTTACAGGATTTGATATAGCATATCCAGTATATGAAATTATTACTCCGCAAACTTTAAATAAATATAGTCTTCGTACTATGGAAGTATCAGATGAGGAAAAGCTCAAAGGTAGTTTTATTAATACGAAATCTATACCATCTCATATCAATAAAACGATATGGAGTGTAATGAAAGATAAACCCGCTTGTATAAAAACATATGATGATTTTCTAACTCATACTACTACATCTGATAGGGATGCTTTGTTATATGGATTATATCATATTACTTATAAGGAAATACAAGATTATGAAGTAGTATGTGAATGTGAGAAATCATATCCGATCAAAGTAAATGTAGAAGACTCATTTAACATAAATCCATATACTGGATGTGATGTTGTAGATGATAAAGGGATTTCAACATTCAAAAAAGCTAAACCAAACGATATATTAAAGAAAAGAATATATGTTGAGTTGGATATTGCGAAAGGGGTTATCGCAGTAATAAAAGCTCCTACTTTATATGATGAAAATGTATTAACAACTGATGCATTATTTGAAAATGAGGAAACTTTGAAAATTGGTACTGATATGATATTTATCGAAAAATTCATTCAAACCGATGCAGAAGGTCATACTAATGAAATTATAGAAAGAGATAATATACTAATTGGATACAAATCCCTACCTAGTTTAGATAAAAAGAAAATCCAAAAACAATATGAAGAAAATTTTGGAAAATATAACATAGAAATATCTGTGAAATCAACATGTCCACATTGTCAAAAAATCAATAAAGATAATATTGATTTAATGCGCAACTTTTTTCGGACATTATTCCAGTAGTACGTCGGTAGATGCGTATATTCAGGCTAATAACGAAGAAGTTTTTCTTACCATGGAAATTAGTAAACAAAGCTATTCTGATGTTATGCGTATGCCGGTATATAAGATGCATGAATATTTGAGATGGAAACAGAAATTCGATGAGGACGTTGCTAAACAAAGGGAGATTGATCTAGAAAATAATAAATAATGGAGTAATTAATGCTATCACATGATGAACAACAAATCGCTGGAAAATCAGATATAATAAAAGATTTTGTAGAAGTTATAAATTCTTCTGGCGATTTTACTATGATTGATGGTATAGATGTTTATGTTAAAACATTGAGAAATATGTTGATTACTCCATTAGGGACTTATTTTATGGATCCGACATATGGTTCTGAATTACATAAAAAAGTATTTGAATTAAGTGATGATAGAACAAAAGAAGAAATAATATATGAAGTCAGAGATAGGATAACTGTATATGATTCTAAAATTATAATAGATCATGTGTCTGTTGATTTTTATTCTGATATTAAAGGATTTTATATAACTGCTTATTTAAGAAGAAATGATGTTAAAGGTTTATTAACTATGGATCTAAATGAATATAATATGGGATATTCATTAGAATAAAGGGGATATTATGCAAAAATGGACAAGACTTAATAATTACACATCAGATTATTTAGATACAGTATACAATTATTATGCTAAGCACGGAGTGGCATATCCATGTATTTATTATCATTATGATATTGAAAATAGTGATGTTGATTTGGATGTTTTAGAATCTGGTGCTTATGAGACATTTGGTGATTTATCTGGTATGGTATGGGAAAAAATAATAATGCTTCCTGTATATAACATAGATCAGATGCAACCAACATTTACTGCTGATGAACGAGGATTTGGCAAATTTGATCAAATATCATCATTTAATATGCCTAGTATATATGGAATAACTCCTACCGCTAAAGATTTTGTTATCTTTTCAAATGATATTTTAAATTATGATGATCAATTAACCACCGCATATCAAGTAACCGGATTTGAGAAAGCTACTAATACGGATATCTCATTTTGGAAAATTAATATAAAAACAACTAGTAGAATTAAGATTAATGCAGATCAAAAAACTCGAGAAACATTTGTGTTTTTAGACTATGAAAAAACTATATATAATGCTGATGATAGTGTTATTATGTTATCATTATTAGATATGCAAACAAATATCGATATGAATGATTCATATAGCAAAAATACAAATTTATACTTTGGTTCATAAATATTTGAACAAATAATAAAAAATAAAAGGAATATTTAAATGTCATTATTTGAAAACAATCAAGCCAATATATTTGGATCTAGAGATAAAATCCGTGCAGATATTACTAACATGACTCAGGATTATATGGATTTAAAAGATATAGATATATCGAAAACTAAATTTTTATCATATATAGTAAATGTATTATCTGGTTTATCTTCAAATCTTATGTATTATAATTCAAATATATACAAGGAATTTTTTTTCACAGAGGCTAGATTGCCAGATTCAGTTATTAATCTTAGTAAATGGATTGATTATCAACCAACTGTTGCTATTCCGTCTACTGTAGATATATTATTTGTAATTCCTATTTCTAAATTAGAGACAGATAATATTAATATATTAATACCTGATAATTATAAAGTATATGCAGAAGATATACCATTTACTATTGATGTCAATGGATCTACTAATATTAAATTTAATAAATCTTTAATATCAGATGAATTTGATACATTTAAACGCAATCATATCAAAGTTAATGTGCTAAATAAACTATCAGCATCAGTATATGATTCTAATGGTAAATATTATCCAGTTCAAATCAACACCACAAATAATACATTAATGTTTATATTACCATTTAAACAAAAGGAATTATTATTTGAATCATTTACTATTCCCTCAGAATTAGAATTTTATCAATTTTATACTAAACGATTAGAATTTGATGAAAATGTTCAAATTAGTAATATTTCAATATATATAGATGAAACTCCAAATCCAGATATATCATTGCCATCCGAATATGATGAATGGGTCGAGGCATCTGCTAGATATGAAATATGGAATCAAGCAAAAGGTGGTATATATACATTATCAAATACAGATAAACAATATTTATGGACTACTACATATGGAAATGGTGAGATATTCTTTGGTAATGGATTAGTTGGAGCTCAGCCTACAAGAAATTCTCATGTCATAGTATTATTATCATCCACTTTAGGAACTAATGGCAAAATAATACCTAATTCCATAAACAAATTCGATCCCTTATATTATATAGGAGATAATGGATACTATAATAAACTAAATTTTTATGCTTCAAATGTATTAGCATCTACAGATGGAAAAGATATGCCTACATTAAATGAAATAAAAGCGGGTGCAATTGCTCATAATAGAAGCAGAAATAGATTAGTATCTGATACTGATTATAATGATATAAATATAATAATTCCGAATATGCCTACTGCATATAGCAAACCTATATTAAAAAGAAGTGATTTAAAAATAAATGAAATTATGTTATTTAATGCGTTAAGATATCAAGATTCTGTTGGTATTGAAGAATTAGTCCCTACCAGAAATATAAAATTTCAATATCCTACTGATAGCACAGCACAGATATTTACAGATAGCACTTCATCATCTAGCGTTGGGTTATATATTCCAGAAGGCACATCCTCATTTTATGACAATATGCAATTAGATAAAGAGACCATATTCCCTATGGTGATAGATCCAATTAGCATGACAGCAAAATATGAATATGTAGCAAATCAAGTATATTCGGAAATAAATTTTGAAGGATCCAGTAAAGTTGATTATTATTCTTCATTGAGTATAGAAGCTATATCATTTACTAAAGATACAAATAATAGTTTTCAATTTCCGGCAATGAGTATGATAATAAATGTTAAAACGGAAAATGATGATATTGCTGGGTATCATTGTGTAATAACTACATGCTGGAATGATCAAAAATTTGATAGTCGAGATGGGAAAGTTGGTATAATATATGATCAGGTATTAAAAGGATTTATATTAAGGTTTGAAAGCATATTAGAATTAGAAGTAGGAAATATATCATTTGATATTGACATATATGGAATTAAAGATGGGGATTCTGAATTTTATTTATTAAAACAATATTCTACTAATGTAACATTAAGAAGACAATTAGATGATATAATGTTTAGTACTGTCAAATATGAAACTTTAGAAACAGGGGAATCTATATATTCTATATATGACACTCCTGTTATATTATCAGAATATTTAACTCAAGAATCTCTTGATATACAACACTTCAACACTCATGTATTGCAAAAACTTATGAACAATTTATATTATTCAGATAAACGAATGACTACTGATTTTATCAATACTAAATTTTGTGATACCTGCGGAAAATTAACCAATATGTTATATAATAAAGAAAAAAGAGAAGTTATTACTAGATCATTAATGGAACCTCCTGCCGTATATGATGTTAGAAATATTAATGATGTATATTTAGTAAATGGAGGAGAAGGGATCGATGAATTTAATAATGATTGGTTGACTCATATACACGAATATGCTAGATGGAATGGATCAGAGTGGGAATTCACAAAACCTAATATCGGAGAAACTATTAAAATAAATAATATATATAACTCGATTGATGAACCTGAGCAAAATAGCAAACTTGTATATACAGGAAAGAGATGGATATATCCGATATTTGATATACCATTTAAAATAAGTTTAAAAGTAGTGCCGGATCGTACTGTATCAGCATCACCACAAGGTATTATAAATTCAATTAAAAATAATCTTCTAAACCATTTTATACCTAAATTCGGCATGGATGTTAATATAGATAGATCTGAAATAATAGAAATTACTAGATCCACAACAGGTGTTAAATATGCTGAATTAATAGAACCAGAAACTGATATTAGATTTAAATATGATATTGATAAATTAACTCATGAGGAATTAATTTTATATACGCCTCAATTGGTTCAATTTACATCAAGTACTATAACAATAAAGATTGGGGAATAATATGAGTATTCTTAATATTACAAATTCTAAAAAATTACATAATACTATAATTTCAAAGATCAGCCATGAATTATCTGAATTATCAACTGATTGTTATTATCCAAGAATTTCTGGAGTGCATAATGAATTATTACATCAGACAGGTACTAATGATAAAGATCTAATTAAATATTCAAAATTAACTTATAACAATCCGAAATTTAAACTACTCCATGATCCTAAAACAACTCTCATTATATTAATAAGCAAACATTTCATAAAAGATAATGATTCCGCAGGAGGATTATCTGCAATGAATGCATTAGCATTAAGATATTATACCAATGTTATGTATAAACTTATTAAACATTGCAACGTAGATTATTTTCGTGGTGCCAAACAGCATCTATCACAAAATCATTTATTCAATGTAAAAGATACTATAGGAAGTAGTATATTGCATTTGTCTACTGAAGTATTTAAGAGATATAAAAATGATTTATTAAATGACAACCACGACAAAATGCTATTAATGATAAATGAATTAAGAAGCAGAATTATGCAATCTGCGAAATCATTTGCTGATAAATATTACAAAATATATAATTCTGGAGAAATTAATCAATCTAAAGAAAATGAATCATATTTTGATTCTTCTATGGAAGCAAAAATAAATGTATTATCAGATAAAATATCTAAAGATATTGCTATATATAAACATATAGATAAAGAAGCAATAAAGATTGCTCAAAAAATTACTAAATTTAATAAAAAATATTCTATAGAATATGTGAAAACTTTATCTAATCCAAAATATTCTGATAATATAAAATTAGCAATATATCAATTCCTAAAAGAAATGATAGAGCATAAAATAAATAATTCAGAAAAAATAAATTATATAGAATTTTCTAAAAAACTTATGGGAATTAAAATTACTAAGAAAACTATATATTACAAAGGAATAATAATTTCTATCCATGACGATATAATAAAAGACATGAATCTAGTATCTTGGTATAATAAACTATCTGTACAATCAAAAGCTACATCAAAAAGTTATGTATCCTATTATATAGTTAGTACATTAGCAAATATGATAGTATCTAATTAAAGAAGATCTGTATATGATTTCATCTTATTTAGTGATCCAGTTACAGCTTCATCTGTAGATTGATCAGTTCCAGAAACCTGATTATATAAATTTCCAGCCCTACCCGAGTATTCTCTCACGCCTGATAAAATCTTTTGATTTTTTTCATCTCCTAGTATCTTATTAACTCCAGGAATCTTTTTCAAAACAGTATCAATAAATTTACCCTCAGCAGAGGTATATGGTCCATACCAAGTAGGTTGCTTTCCATCTTCTGAGGATTTTTGATAATTCCGTTTGTTTGCAAATTCATCTAACCATTTCTTTAAATTAGGAGTATCATATTCATTGCTATATGAACCAGATACCATTACATTATATAATATAGAAAAATCAATTTTAACATCAACTATAGCAGGTCTTTGATTCCATGCTATTTGATTATGATCTCCTCCTTTTATAATGCTTACATTTTTTACATATCCAGGATACCATGGAATTAAACCAGGCACTCTAAATTTACAAGGCCATGGATAGTAATAATGATGACCGTCATGAGTTCTAGGCAATACAAAAGACATTATAGTGGCAAGAGGACCTATAATATATTTTTCAGTACTCTCTTGATCTCCAGGCAGAGGATTGTATAATCGTATAGTAAAACTATAGCTAGGTGAAAAATTTGAAGATTTCCATATATCTGGATAATCCATTCCGTGACCCATGGCACCTGATTTTACATGACTTTTTATTTTATTATATAATCCATCATTGCCAGATATCTTGCCCATAAAGTTTCTTCCCATATTATCCAGCCTATTTATTCCTGAAGTTACTTTATCTCCTATCTCTTTTCCGAATAGTTTTCCAGAAACTTTTCCTATGTCACCAGATGATACATCAGACATTCCTGCTATTTGTGCAAATTCTCCTAATGTTTCCTGTCTAAATCCATTAGTAACATTCTCTATAAAACTTGAACCGTAATCATTACTAAATGATTCTGATATCGGTGATTCTGCTAGATAACAAAATTTTAATATTCTATCTGAACAATTTGATAATGATATATTATAATTTTTATACATAAACATAGAAAAATTATCATCAAATGATTGATCTTGAATTTTCTTTATATTTTCATTCTTTAATATATCTTCCCCCATTTTATTTGCATATGCATCATAATTGCCCCACGCATCATATAATCTGTATAAATTTTGACCATCTGCATTAAATCCTGTTTTTCTTACGCATGGCTTAATTTCTAACATAGGCATAGTATCGATAACTGCATTTGCTTCTGCTGCAGGATCTCCTCCTGGGAAATTTGATGTTAGAGGAGGTAGTCCTATAATTCTTGGTATTTTATATATTCGTTCTTGCTTTCCTCCGAAACCAAATAAATCACGAACTCCATTTATACCCATAGCAAGAGCTTGATCAATACTCCCATTTTCTGCCATAGATTTATATATATCCATTCCTATTTTAGAACCTTTCCACACACCAGAACTAAACCCGCCTTCTTTTTCTTTTTCTTTCTTTATGTTTTGCCTTTCAAATAAAGAACTATGCCACGGTTCAGGTTCTTGCAAAGCACCAGATATTATATATCCTTGATTATCAAAATGCACACCTTGATTTTTTAATTTCTCACGTTCTGCTGGGTCTGTAATAGGAGAACCTGTTGCTAGAGCACCAGAACTCACTTCAGATAATCTTTTATTTTCCCTTGCCTCTGCTGCTTTCTCCTCTAATTGTTGTTGATACTCTGCCTCTCTAGCTTCACCAGATTTAACTCCAGCTAATTGTCTTTTTCTGTCAGCATAACTTAATGACGGATCATTTTGAATTCTGTCTCTTTCTGCCTGCTCAGCAATCCGATAATTCAATTGTCTTTCTTGATTTTCAAAATCATCTAATTCAGCCATGCCTCTTGCATTTGCTGCATCATTGGCAGCAGCAGTTTCTGCAATATTTGCATTTACTTGATTTTGAAATCTTAAATTTTCTGCTTGTGCAATATCTGCGTCATATGTACCAGCTGCATCCTGATATTCATTTCTTCTTTCCATATTAACTCTAGCTACCGCATCAGGTGGCGCAACCCATTCATCCTTCCCATATTTTTCTTCTATTGTTGATATATTTGCCATTTTATATATCCTCCGATTTAATATTTTTATTCATTAGTTATCCAATCATTACTAATGATCTTGCTGTTTGTGCCATTTGATCATTGATCACATTTATCGTATTATTACTATTATCAGTTATCACATTAGCTTGTTCTGATTTATTAAATGCTTGTTGATTATAATTAGCTTGTGCTTTTAATGCTTCATCCAGTAATTTATCTAATTCTTTGCTTTCTTTTTCTTCTGTTTTTATTCTTTTCTCGTCTACTTTTGTATTTATTGCTTTTGATCTAATTCCGTATATTTGATTAGGATCATGCAAGTCAGCCATATATGCTTCATGCTTAAAATATTTTGCCGTTGATCTTCTATTAGCAATATATCCCCTATTCCACCAATTTGTAATAGCATTTGATTTTGATATCTTGCTATCTATATCGTGTTCCATAAGTTTTGAGGATAATGAATACAATTTAGACATTTGACTATTTGTAAATATTCCTTTATCTGCATATCTCTCAAAAGTTTTTTTCGTATCATTGCTATCCTTACTCATAACAGATGAATATATATCATACAATATTTCAGCATTCTTTAAATATTTAGATGGTTTTATATTATACTTATTTAAATCCAATGTTAGATATAAATATTTAAATAATTTTTCATCATATATGGTTGAGGTATCTTTTCTAAACATCATAAGTATTTCTTTCAAATCATCCCGTATTACCTTATTATAATCTTTCTTAGATGACATTGCTGCTAACACATTTTTATATCCATAGTGTAAATTAGAGGTATTCTTATCAACTCCACTTAGATTATAATATACAGTATCCTTGTTCATATTACCTCTTCTTTTGGAGCCCATTGCCCCAGATCTTTTAAGTATATACTTATTTTGAATCACAGATTTATCAGAAGTCACTTTATCTGTGGCTTTATATATACGATCTAATTGATCCCTTTTTATGATATTTTCAATTTCAAGATCTGTTAATTTTGAAGTATCTATTTTTCTTGTTCTAAAACCTTGTTCAATCTTAGGATGTTTTTCTCTAAATTCTTTTATAGTATCAGCACTAATACTCAATCCTCGTTTCGATAATGCGGTTTTTCTGCTATTCTTTTTATCAATAATCAAATCATATTTTTTTATTTCCTCCTCCGAATACAATTTTCTTAATATAGGTTTGGGAAGTGAAGATCTCAACCAAGAATATATCCTTTCCTGAATACTAAGTTTTGTATGAGAACCAGTAAATACCTCTGTTATATTTTTGATCATTGATAGATATTTATCTTGTATTGACATATATGATTTTACTACTGCTTTATCTATTGCATCCGTTATTCCTAATTTTTTAGCAGTAATTCTTCCCACTCTCCATGGTATCTTAATAAATATATCTCCCGCTGCTTTAATAATATAATGCAGGGTGTGAATTAATAAATCACCCATGGCATCATTTAAACTCACAGGATTTCCATCTTTATCTGTTCCCGTCATTGCTGATATAAAATCATCACCAATAATCCCTAACCCTGAAAATATCGAATCATCTTCTCTGAATATATAATTCAACGCATTTGTTATGCTGCCTATAACATCCCATTCTGCAAATCTTCTAATCCAATGTTTCTTTGCTATTTTTTTCCCAGTAAATGATTCATAAAACCAAATACCCATTTTAGCTATACCTTGAGGAACTTTCATAATGCCACCGATCGCATGTGCTAATGCAGATTTTCCAATGCTTAATTTTGTACTATCTTTTTTACTACCTTCTTTGAATGCACCAACCAAACCCCCTATTACTAGAGGCATCGCAATTAGCGGTGCTGTTATAAAAGACATAATACCACTTCCTGCAGTAGTAAATAATGCGCCAAGTGGACCCATTGCACTACCTATCAGTCCCATGATGCCTTTATCTCTACCGTGTTTTTTTCTAAATTCCTCAAGTTCTAATTTTCGTAATATGCGTTCTTCCCTATCTTCTACAGTTCCTTGAAAATTTCTCTTTTTGGTAATATTATATAATCCCTTTAATAAACTAGTTTGTTTTGACATAGATTCTAATGCATCCCCATCCAATCCTGTCTTCTTTCTCCATTCTTCTTTAGATTTTCTACCTGCTTTTGTGGTAGTATCTGCAGTTAAATACCTCTTTATGTTATATCTGAGATTATCTTTTTTAGCTTTGACTTCCTTTTTATGGGTTAATTTATTATATATTCCTATGCCGATCTGATCAGGTTTTATTTTCTTGCTTGTTTTAAACATAGATCCCATTATAGACCATTTTTTCTTATCTTTCTTTCCTTCCGTCTTTTGAAATCCAAATAGTTTTTTGACCCAAATATATGTCAATTCTGTTGCTGACGCGGTTCTTTCCTGTATCGTTTTGCCGCGAACTTCAGATTTCATACCTCCGAATTTTTTAAATGTAAATCCTCCTGCTAAGAACGTTCCCCATTTCATTATTTTACTCGATATTACAGATAAATCTTTAAATCTTCCGTACATATATCTAAAAACTGGATGAGTTCTTAATAACTTATTCAATGTTAAATCAAACCTTTCAATAAATCCTATATTTTTACCAATTCCTCCATAAGCAGCATTTGCTCCAAAATATGCACTCATTCTTTCTAAACTAGATACCATTCTTGATTGATATGATCCAGTAGATTCTACGCTATATGGATCTTTAAATGCACCAAACAATTTTCTTGATAATCCCATTTGATCATATGTCTTGCCCTTTGCTGATCCACTATTTGATGATACCAAATTAGATAGCTGGTTGGTTAATATTTTTTGATTTTCTGCAATTTTTGAGTATATAGAATGTATATTTTTAACGGATGATACTTGTTTAGATGATGACATATTTAATCCGGAATATGGATCTTCTACTACTTTAACTTTCAATGTTCCTTTCTTCAAAACATTTAATATAGATATTTGAGTTTTTATTTGTTTATGTATAATATTTTTAGGTGTTATAGTTTCTCCCTCATGCACAATCGCTTGACCTGTGGATTTTACAATTCCACCAGATTCTGCTCTAGGTAATCTTTTATTTGAGGTTTGTCCGGCTCCTACTGCTTGTAGCCATTCTGCATTACTCAATCTTAATAAATCTATTGATTCTGTTATATCATTAGAACCATATGATCTATTATATGTAGTATGCTGCAATCTATGATTTCTTTTTCTAGGTTTTGAATTTTGTGAAATATTGTTAATTATAGTGCTACTTGCTGCTTGCTTTCTATTTCCGGTATTTATCAATTGATTTTTCATAGATCTAAATTGAGATGACATATATTTACCAGTAATGCTTGATATATTAGATACTGATTGTTTCATCGCTTCTTTATTTGATTCTATAGTTTTTTCTGCTAGATATCCAAGCATTGGATTTATTGCTCCCAATCCGGATGCTATTAATTTAGATTTATCTGGAGCAAATTCATGTAATATACTTTTACCAACTCCCGTTATAGGAGAGGTTGCATTCTTTGAGATATTAGCTGTAAATTTCATGGATTCTTTTGTAAATGAACCAATGCTACTTAGCAGACTTGATACATTTTTATTGAATTCTTTTGCTGTTTTATCTGTTAATACATCTTTAGCAGCTATTTTTTCTCTAGTTATTGCCATTATAATTTCCTATTATATAGATTTTATAAGTTTGATATGTTTATTATTTAGATCATGTACTGTATTAGATATTATTTCACTAGGAAAAATTATCTCTTGTATCGGCATAGATTTGGTGGCAATACCAATTTCTTTATATGCCCGATATAATGATCCAACTAATACTCTAATTTTTTCATTATTTCTTAATAATGTTATAAACAGCTGAGGGTTATCTAAATATATTTTAAGGGGAGTAATTAAATTTAATATATAATCTTTAGTATCACCATTATCAGATTTAATTATGGTCTCTAAAAATTCTGCATATTTATATAAGGAATTTCTATTCAATATGTGTTTATTTTCAAAATTTTTATGAAGATATGTTAATAATTTTTTACAAGCAGAATCCGATAACACATTAACCGAATTGAATGTTATATCAAATAATGTTTTATAAAATTCAAACAACTCATTTTTGAATATAGAATAAAATGCATTCGGTTTGTTATATGCTACATAATGAACTAATTCATGCATAGTAGTTTCATTTATTTCTCTCTCTTTCATCCAAAATAAAAATCTAGTATTATTGTTCATTATTATATATACTTTATTTTTTTCCGGTATATATGCACCCATCATATCATCAATCAATCTGGTACCTATCATTTTATTTTTCAAATATGCAATAACATGCTTATCCGCATATACTGGTAATAATATATTATCATCAATTAGGTTTTCGATTTTATTATATACACTTTTAAGATTTCCTTTTTTAATGATATTTTTATATATTGATTTAACCTTATTTGAACTATATAAAGGATATCCATATAATGATTCAATTTGTGTTAAATTAAATGGTAATCCGAATGATTCATGCTTTATATTCATATATATCCTCATTTAAATATTTTTACTTTTTTATTTGTTCGTTATAAAAGATATGCATGAATACAAAATCCCCATCTTCAGTAGCATCAGAATGTATATTCTGCATATTCGTACTTATATGCGGATCGAATGCCATATCTTTTAATAGTTTATTTCTTTCTTCTATTATCTTATTCATATTATCTCTTTGATCGTTATTTAAATCTGAATTATTAATATGGGAGAAGTAAGGACTATCCATCGTATCATCATTCATATTTATTATATCATTACCCATAGATTCTGCATATTCTGATTGATGGGATTTTACTTTTGATAACGGTTTATACTGTCTGACATATGTACAAAATGAATATGCTAATGCAATATCATCTTTTTTACCTCTTGATGCTTCTACTCTATTATTGGATTTTTCTTCTAATCCAATCAATTCTAATGATAATGCTTGAGATTTTATTCTAGTTGGATCTTCTGATACAAATGTATACAAAGAATCTAATATCAATGGTCTAGATACTCCTGTATTAGTCAATCCGTATTTCTTATCCTTATATCCATCTGATTTTCTTTTTTCTCCATATTCTTCTTTTTCTAAATATATATTATATTTAGCAGTCCATCCTAATTCTTTTGTAAAGTGTTCCATTACCTGATTACCTACTGAGTTATTTTCAGGTATCATCAGATTGTTTTTATACATTTTTTCAACATATTCTATAACTTTTATATATGAATCAACTCTTAATTTTGAATGGAATTCTGCGACTATATTCATAGTATCCCAATCTACCACAATCAATGCAGATAAATCTGATCCATATGCAGTTGCTGTATCAATGCCTATCATATAGAATGAAGTTCTTTTTGGTAATTCCCATATTTTAATATAATTATTTTCACATCTAATTAATTTAATAGGTTCCCTATGAGATTTATTTAATTTTTTAATTGTTTCAGGTTCGAAAAATGCACCTTCTGATGCAATAAATTCTAATTCTAATTCCTGTCTTATTATCAAATCATTATATTTCAATAATCTTCGTTGTGTTTCATACCAATCTGGGTCATCTGCAAATTCTGGAATATCTTTCCAATATATAGTAATTGGAACATATATAGATTTTGATGTTTGGGCTTCTTTCCAGGTATCATAATACCAGGCTCCAATTCCAGTTGTTTTATTAGGTGTGCTTATGACGATAGTTCCATATGGAATATTTCTTTGTTTTGCTATAGTTTGAGATTTAACTAACGCCGGACCAAATCCTACAAATGCTTGTTCTATATAATCAGTATGCGCGGCTTCATCCATAACCGCAATAGTTATTGCTTTACCACGAAATAGCTTACCAGGATTTTTTGGATTTATTGTGCTTGCATAAAATTTGCATCCATTATCTAATATATATGTTTGCTCTGTTTGTTTTTTGTATGTCGGTCTCATCCATTTAGGAATTGATTCTATCATAGACATCGTTTTTCTACAAAAATCAGTAGCTTCTTCACCATCTTTACTAACTACACCTACAACAACTCCTTTAAAAAAAGTATGAACCCATGTTATATATGCTTGAGTGGTTGTTGATATTCCAGTTTGTCTTGATTTTAAAGATACTACATGATGGTTTGTTATTAATTTAGTCAAATAATCTTTTTGAACCTCATACATTGGCATCGGTATAGATCCGCCAGGCAATTCGATCTTTACATATTTAGTTATGAAATATATAGCATCCTGTTTACATTTTCTATATTCAATCAACCTTTCTTTATCTAATGGCGTCATATCAATTATACCTACTGTTAAGAATATTAAGTATCAAGTAATGATTTATACATTGTCTTATATTCATTTTTAAATAAATCTCCAGAAAAAGATGAAAATATATCCTTTATTTTTTATTTATTTGTTCGCATATTCTTGATATTTACGTTTTTGAAGTGGATTCTTATCTAACCATTCATCAAAAGTATCATATGTATACGTATCATCACTAAATATTCCTTCATCTATGCTAGAATAAGTATGACCTCTAAGATATGATATATCCCCCATACCTACAACTCCTAAACTGGTTTGAACATTATCTCTATAGAAATCGCCTTTTCCTAATGATGCATTCATTAGATATTCCGTATAATCAATTGATAATTCCCGATCTAGTTCTAGTTTATTATTTACTACTGTTTGCTTTGTATCACTTGGTTCCTTTTCGATATTAGGAGTTACAATAGGTAACTTTGGTACTACATTTTTTTGTTTTATATCCAATGGTTTAGTTTCTGCTTTTATCGGTTTAGTCTTTTTAATAAGTTCTGAATTTCCGGTAAAACTTCTTAGCATTATTAGTTTAGCAGATGCTGATGCATTCGTCGTAAAATCAATATCTATAATAGATGATGCTAATAAATAATTTCCTTTATATTTTTTATATGAGGGAGCATATGTTTTTAATGATATGGAGTTGCATATATTTAATAATGATTTTAATCTCAATGAACCTCCTATTTTTACTTCAATAGGAGTCATTGCTAAATAAGGAGCTACTATTTTAGTGGATAAATATTTTTTATCTACATTATCTCCTGCTTTAGATATGTTGTATGATCTTCTATATTTAAAATCAGTATGAAATTGTGATTCATATGATTTACTTTCTGTCAATCCATGCTCTTTCAATACATCATCTAATTTATACGTAGAGACTTCAAATAAATCATTTGATGGATGTGTCATATATATATTATAATAACCATTTTGTAATATTATGTCATTTGATTGATTTACCACATTTATTTCCGATGTAGTAATATAATGAGCATCATTATCATTAGAATCTAATATTAATTTTGCAATCTTGTTTGTGTTAGTTGAATTGTTATCATTATCCGGCATCACTTGATGTATATGTATTTTGGTATCAGAATCATATATATACTTTAGATTTCCAGATTTGATGTTTCCTTTATAATCACAATAATAATAATAAGGTCCATCATATACTCCGCATATGCTATTCATGTATTCAAACATACTTTGTATTGACATTTGCGGTACACATAATTGTCTAAATTCTACTTCATTAGATCCTGCAGTAGATATTCCGGATGAATCATATTTATGTATATCTAGCATATTTTTTATTGCATCAATAGCAGTCGTTTTAGTATCTGTTATATAGCTTACTGTAGAAGACATTTTATTCAAAGCATGAATTGATGCACATTCTAATTTTATATCTTGCATATCTCTATGATCAATATCAGATAATCCCATATCTATTTTTTGAGATATTAATTTTAAATCACTATATAAAATTGCAAGATCTATCTTTATAGTTTCTAAACTATTTCCCTCTAAATCATATGAACGGATAGTCATTATCAATTTTTGTTGAGTAAACATATTAATTTCCTGAATATAATTATAATCCATTCCTAATATTATAATGAAACTGCTATATGGTTTATTCATTTCATTATATATACGCATTTTCTTGACAAATTGTCCTATATTGTATTTATCATACTTCAAATCAATTTCATATAATGGTTTTGGATTCATTAAATAATTTCCTATTTTACGCTTTTTAATTATTATTTGTTCATAAAAATTAGAAATATTTGAACAAATATTTAATTAACTCAAAATTTAAACTAAAATTGGAATTATAACAAATGAAATTATTTATCGGAACCATGAATGGAGGGGGAAATGTTTTATATAGATTATATAAGAATTTTTCGGAATACATAAGTCCTCAATTAAGTAAGTATGATTGGAAATGGACAATATTAGTCCAAGGAAATAAAGGATTAGATCAGGAATTATTAATAGAAATACAAAAGGAATATCCTTTGAATGTTGATATATTATTGCAGAAAGAAAATTTAGGTGTTGTAAAAGGAACTAATGAATTAATAAAACATTATAATATATATAAATCGGATATATTCTGGATGATAGATGATGACATTTTATTCACTAATGAAATGGATATAGATATTATGATTAGAGCATTAGATACTCATATGACATGCGCAACCCAAGTATGCTGGTTTGGTAAAAAATTAGAATATAGTAAGACAAATCCTGTTATTGATATACCTGATCATGGATCCGGATGCACTATGTATAAAAAAGATGTATACGAAAAATGCGGAGGATATGATCACAATATAACACAATATGGGTCTGATACTGAATTTAATAACCGAATAAAATTAGCATTTGGAGATAAATCGTTAAGTTTATTATGTGGTAATCAAACTACCCATACAAATCAAACTGGAACATTCAATTGTTATACCAGACAAGAATGGGATGATATAATAAAAAAGGATAATGAATATATCAGAAATAAAAAATATGATAAGATATTTATATCCACAAATGAATCCGAACAAAAATAAAATTAAAATTAATAAATTGATAGGAGCATAATAATATGATACCTGAACCACAAGAACGAGCTGTTGATCCATTTTCATCGTATGATTCTGATAATGTAAATAAACTAACTAGAATTATAACAGGAAAAGGAGGAATTGCTAAAATAGTAAGAGATGAATATTTAAAAGCACAATATGTAGCAACAGTTAGAGTTCCTATTACATCAGGAATATGCATAAAAGATGATGTGCTAATAGACATTACTCAAGATCAAGAATTTGATATTACAGATCCAGAAAATTATATAATACGAGATGCTTCTGATCCTAAAGAAATGGATGGACCATTCCCTTCTGTTGGATATTTAGTATTGACATATCAATATTCTAAGAGCACAACTCCATCAATTGCTACAATTCGAGTTTTGAAGCATATTGATGATTTCAATCCTGCACATCATGTATTTCTTGCTAAATTAATATATCAAAGTGCTTTAAAATTACAAGTAAATGGTGTGTATCAAGATGATATAGCAACAAATGTTAATGCTTTTCGACCTATGGCAAATTTTACAGAACCATATACAGATATTGATGCAAGAATTGCTCAATTACAAAACCCTATTACAGAACATAAGCCATCAGATCCTTCTAATTGGAATAGTGTAATTACATCTAGTGCAATAGATGGAAGTATCGGATATCAAAGAAGAACTGATTTTCCTGTTATATATGAAGGATTATATTGGAATGTTCATTATGTAAATGGTCAATTAGTTATAGATCACGATTTGGATAGATATCCTATAGTTCAAATATTAGAAGATTCATCCGGAAATGTCATAAAACCAGGGTCTATAAATTTCCCTACACGAAATCAGATGATAATATCATTTGATGAAGAAGACCCTACTCCTACAGTATGGGTAATATATCATTAAAACGAGGAATATATTATTATGATACAAGAATTGATAAAAAATATCGTTATTTGTTTATGTGAATATCCAGATGATATCGATGTCATAGAAACTGAAGGATCGATATCTTCTATTATAGAAATTCATGTTAATAAAAAAGATCAAGGAAAAATAATAGGCAAAAAAGGCAGTGTAATTCAAGCTATAAGAACTATTATATATTCAATTAGTTATAAATATAATAAACGATATACGATAGAAGTAATTCAGAAACAATAAAGGACATAAATTATGAAAGATTATGGCATAAACTTAAGAGGAAAACTATTCCTTCAACATATTAATACTGATATTGTTGATGCATTAGATATGGACGGACGATTAGTATATGATCCGACAGATGAAACTGTATATTTCAGCAACGGAGTTAGATGGATAAATGCTGGAAGTAACGGAGGAACTAGTGATGTTATATCAATGAATGGACACGGATTCTCTGTGTTAGATCCTGTGAGAAATGATGGCAATACTTGGTTATTAGCACAAGGAGATACAGAAGAGCATGCCGAATCCCTAGGTATCGTAACTGAAGTGATTAATAGTGATGTTTTTCGAGTTACTTATTCAGGAATGACTGAGTTCCCATCTGGTACTTTTGTAAGTGGTACTACCTATGCATTAGATCCAGATGCTCCACAAATAAAATCAATTGATACTATAATATATCAAACTGGTGATATTAGAAAAGCTATGATATGGGCAATATCAGACGATGTAGGATATATATTAAATAGAACAGGATTTGCGATAGAAGGTGTAGATGCAAAATCATCATATGCACAAGCATTCAATAATACTGTTGATTGGGGGACTGCGTCTGGAGGCATATATACCTTAATAGTAACTGAATCATTATCTGGTTGTGGGTTATTTCCTCACATACAAGTAGAGGAATTAAGCGGTTATGATTTTATTAGGGTTGATGTTGATACTATGGTAAAAGCGAATGGTGATATACATATAAGAGTTACTGAATCTCCTGATAATAGATTTAACGGAAGAATTCTTATAACGGAGACTTAATCTATGGGTAATACATCTATATCCACACATATATATTTAGATAAAAGTTCATTAAATCTAGAGAATGTAACCAATGACAGACAGGTCTCTAAAGATATTGATAAGGCAACAGTTGCTGATATAACACTATGTGATAATGATGATCATTATATGACTCCTAGTAAAACTTTATTAGCGATACAAACTCATGGAGTAACAGGTGGAAATAGTGGTTCCGACTATCGAGTAGAACGATTTGTATTAAGTGCTTCTGATATATCAAATAAATGTGTAACATTATCAATACTTGCCGAGCCGAATTCTCTTATATTAAGAATTAAAAATGCACCGGGTCAATATATAAACGATGATTTTATATATGATCCATTATATGGAACTTTAACTTGGAATGAATGTGAATTAGAATCAGTATTAGAAATTGGAGATAAATTAACAATATCATATAATGCAAGATAGGAGATATAATAATGAAAAAGAAAAAGAAAGTTAAAGTATTGACCGATAATATTTTAATAGATGAAAATAAAAAAATTAGAAAAACATCAGGTGCTAAATCTACATCTAAAATATTATTAGGTTAATGATATGGCAACAAAAACCGGAAATTGGAGTGCTGATCATACAGTAATTCGAGTAAGCAAAACTAAAATGGGTTTGCATAATATACTCAATCATGCACAATTAAAAAAAATTGATGACAAAGCATCAATATCTGATATAATAAATTGTACGTCAGATAATAAATACATGACTCCTATAAGAACTAAAGATGCTATAGAATTGCATGAAAATAGTTCCGCTAATATCAGAATTATAAAAACAGAAAGATTTATATTAAATTCTGATGATATAACTAATGGATATGTAGCATTAACATTAGGAACTCCTAAATTAGGATCTGTAATAATGAGCGTTAAGAATGCTCCGAGTTTATTTTATGGAGATGATTATATAATAGGAGATATCCCGAACAAAATTTCTTGGAGCGGTATGGATTTAGATGGCATATTACAAGTAGGGGATAAACTTACTATATCATATATGCAGTACAATGCTCCACCTTTTGATTCATGGACGGAATCTATGTTGGAATATGATACCCAATTAATACAAATTCCTAATCCAATACAATTTCCTACATGGAATCAACAAATGCGTTTATATAATGAAAAATTAATACAAACCCCAAATCCAGTATCATTTGCAGTATGGAATGCCCAAATGAATACATATGATGAAAATTTAACATAAGGAATATAAGATGGCATATTATAATAACAATAGCAATATAAAATTATTATTGCATTTCAATGGAAAAGATGGATCCCAATTTGTAAAAGATTATGGAAAAGATCATTATATTAATTTTGACGGAGGGACAGAAATATCTAAAAATAAATATGCTTTAAAGACATCGTCTTTAAAAATAGATGGAAATGTTGGTTCTTATGTTTCTATAGATCCATCAGAAGATTGGGATTTGGGCAATACATGGACGATTGATTTTAAATTAATATTAGAATCTGTTTCAAATTGTGTTATATTATCTACATACACAGGATCCGGAAATGGATGGGAAATTAGATTAAATAATAATAAGATAGAATTTGAAATATATAAAGTTACACCTCCTGATGTAATGATAAGTGCTATAGAATGTGAATCAAATACAATATATGATTTAAGAATAAGTTATGATAATAACACATTTATTGGTACCATGAACGGAATTACTATATTTAGCCAAAATGTGCCATCCCAGAATGTATTATCCGGAGGAAATAGTTTATTAATTGGAAATAATTACATTTATTCATCTCCTGTAAATGGATATATAGATGAATTAATTATATGCAAGAATGAATCATGGGATATTAAAAATTATGAAATCCCTCAATGGGATTATGTTGATTATAATTGGAATAATCATCCGTATACTTATCATACAAATATGAATGCATCAATTTCTTCAGATCATTTTTTATTTCAACATCCAGTATCCGGTTCCGATCATTGGTATATAGGTCCTATATTATTTAGATCATATAAAAAAGAATTTTTACATAATAAAAAAATAAAAACTCAAGCATATTTTGCAGTTAATTTATTAGGAAATAGCAATACTATTAAATTTAGAATATATGACGGAAAATATTCAAAATATGATAATGATTTTATACCTCCAAATCCTCCTATCATCAAAGGCAATGGAATTATAGATGAATATTATACATCCGATTCAGATGGAGATACTCCGGTTGCAATATCAAATTTAATAAATAAAAATGATTTTGCTACAGACTATGTAACTGTTATGATAATGTTTCTTGGTGCATCTGAATATGATTCAAGTTGGGGTAAATTAGAAATTAAAAATTTAGAAATCCTTAATGATGACAATACACCTTTCCAAAAAATACTTCCTGATGCAGATAAAAAATATAAAATAGCTTATGAAAAAACAAGCGGTACTAATTATACAGGAGCATTTTATCCAACCAACGGAAAATCTGATTTTGATAGTGATTATATAAAAACTAATAAAATGCTTTTCAATAATGATACATTAGATAAATTTGCTGGATCATTAGAAATGGTTTGTAGATTAGGTGATCCAGATGGAATTCAACATAATAAAATTAATGGTTGTGGTCATATGTCTCCATCAAGCTCTAATATAATAACTGAATATGATTCAATTCATGGATATGTATCTAGATTTTCTTCTCATTATTTATATTTAAGAACTGCTCAGTTTAATAATCCAAATACTGGTTTTATCATTTCATATTTTACAAAAGTAGAAGGCGGATATAGTGGATGCGATTTGGGTTGTGGTAATTCTGATAATACTAACTCATTTGTATATATAGATGCATGGGATGAAGTATCAATAAGACAATCTAATAATTCAGCAATAACAATTCCTCATAATGAAAGACCAAATAATACTTGGCGACATGTAGTAGTAATCGCATCAAACGGAAAGGTATCATACTATACAAATAATGCATACAAAGGATCTGCATCATATGATAATACATTATATCCATCAAGTAATTTATGTTTTGGATCATCATCTACTGCAGCGCTAGCGAGGAGATGTAAATTGTTATATTGGAAAGATATCGATATACCAGATAATGAAACTGTTCGTGCTGATATTGTCAATGAATTATATAACGGAGGTTTGGGATCATTTCCTTCATACAATTATAATATAAATAGACAATATCCATCTGATCATGTAATAGATGTATTTGCATTAGATGAGGTATCTGGTTCTAGAAGATCTGAGAAAAATGATTATGTAGCTACTAGTATTAATTCAGTAGGATATGATGTAGGTATAGGTAGAGCATATTCTGCAAAATTTAACGGATCTAATTACTTAAATATTGATATATCAGAAAGAGATTATTCTAGAGATTTTAATAAACAATATTTTAGTTTAGGTATGTGGTTCAAAACTAATATGGTAAGCGGATCAGGAACTATAATATCTTGTTTATCAACAGTCAGTCCGATTAATGGATTTAGAATGACTGTTGAAAATACAACCGGAATTAAAATATCATTATATAATGATAATATAGCAACAGAATTTACGGTTTCTGGTAATTATGCAGACAACACATATCATCAGATATGGTGTTTAATTCACGGAAATGATTGCAATATTTATATAGATGGTAAATTTGTATATCAAAAAACAAATTTACCTAATGATGCTATAGGATATAGCTTATCAAGTACTAGATTAGGTATGGATACGAATGAATCCAATGGTTATATAGGAAGTTTGCAAGAATTTATATATATGGATGATATCGTAGATAGCTTATTCATTGCTGGTCAATATGGCAACGGTGCTGGTAGATTTTACTACAACCCATAAAGGAGTATAAAATGAATATAGATTTAAAAATAGGACAGTCAATATCGACGCATAGACTCACTGATGAATTATGTCATTTAGAAATAAAAAATGATAAAAATAAAAAAATGCATTGTAAGTATACAAATAGATGGAAGGATTTATTTGTAAGAAAAAAGGATGGTATGGATCCGAGATCCGGATTAATTGAAAAATTAGAATATATTACTAAACTGCCATTTAAAAATAAAGATATCAAATTGATTAAAATAGAACATAATAATACTAAGGAGTATTATTTTAAATTGATTAAAAATATTAATAAAGATCAAATTATAAATATACCTCCAGAAATAAATGAAATTAAATTTAACTAATTGAAAAATGAATGAGGTATTGTATGACAGTATTAAAAAGTAGTGATCTAATTGATGCATTAACTAAAATATCAGATGCGTTAGATAAATCAAATAAACTAACTAGCGAATTAATAGAAATTATGAGAGATAATAATACAAAGATTATTAAACAAATTCCTTTAGCATCTGTTAATAATAATAATCATATTTTACAAAACCATAATCATAAAAATGATAATATTCAAGTTGCTAAATCAATCAATAATAATAATAATAATATAATAGATATATCAAAAGTTAAAGATATATTTAATAAGAAAAAATCTTCTATCCTTAGTCAAAATGATGCATTGTCTCCGGGTCAATGGGAAACAGGAAATCAGCCAGATATGGATAATTTGATAACAGTAGGATCCGGTAATGACGGAGCATTAAATATGCCAGCATGGACGGGCGAAGTAGTAGATCAAACTTTATAATCATAGGAGTATATAATATGAAACAAATATTACATGAACAAGAATTTAACGATTCAACAAAATCAGGATTAACAGTTGCTTTATTCACCTCAAATGGATGTTTTCCATGCGGAATTATGAAATCTGCAATCAAAAAGGTTGAAAAAATGACAGTTGATAAAAATTCAATGAAATTCATTAATATGGATATTAATGAATTAGATGCATTATCAGAATCTTATAATATAGAAAATATCCCTACAATGATAATATTTAATGAAGGAATTGAAATAAAAAGATCAGAAGGATCTATTCCTATCAAACAAATCAAAAGTATCATAGCAGAATCAGTACTTGCTTGTCAATAAATATATATAGGATCCGGTAATTTTGCTGCCCTTACTATATTATATAATTTATTACCATTGTTAATATTAGAATATTTATTATTTAACAGTGGTAATATATTTCTAAATATCCAATTCATATTTAATTTTTTAGTTATAAATTTCTTTTTTATCATTTGAAGGTTTTCTAATAATTTATATGATAATCGTTTATCATTGGCTGCTAATATTTGAAAATTTCCTATAATATCTATCAATTCTTTCTTATTTACATATCTTATTACTTCATCTTTATTGAATGTGTCATTTAAAAATGTATTTATTCGTCTAGTCATTCCTTGTATTGATACCGGTATATCATCACATAATGATGTATCTATATGTAATGCATCATAATACACTTGTTTGAATAATATTTTATTATCTTTATTTTTATGCATTGAAAAATGTGTTTTTACCTGTCTTTGTTCATTTTCATTTACTGCTATAAATTCATCTTTTACATCTGAATATATATCATATACTTCAATATTATCATCCCATGTATTATTGCCATCCCATTCTTTTGCAAATGGTTTATAAAAAGCCTGTTTAACTATATTATATTTAAATATATTATTATTGAAACGTCTAGATTTTATTAATCCTTTTATTCTTAATATATTAATTCTTCCTCTTACTACACTATCTGTCATTGATAACATTTCTGTGAATGCAGTACCTGGTTTATATGTAGGAACATATCCCTTAGGTTTACATATAGACTTGCTATATTCATATTCTCCAAAATTACTACAATAATATATATTTTGTAATACAATAGCTCCTATTATATCTATATCAAATTTTTTACATAATATAGGATAATATCTACATCTATATGAAAATACTTTCCCGCATAGTGTATATTTTTTTAATTTATCATTCCATACACATTTAGATTCCATATTATACATGATATGTTCACTTTTTGGATTATAATCTTTTACTATACTATCTAAACATCCTAAATATACATTGAGTGCTGATATATCCAATATATATTGTCTTTCATGTGTATTTTCTATTTTTATTTCTTTTACTATTGAAGAATTCATTAAATTTTTAATAGTTCTTCTGTATTGAGTGTCACAAAATCCTAAATCTTCTAGGATATCTTTTCTTGTGATACGATCATTAGGATTTCTATTTAATAAATAAGATAACATTATCGATGATAATACACATCTATTCGTTAATCCACATAATTCTGGATAATAATTTATAAACTTTTCATTTTTTAAAATATTAAGATCATTATTCTTCATTGGTACTCCTTTCGTGTTTTAATTTTTATATTTATTCATGTGTTTTAAAAAATAATTTCTTTTTGCGAGAACTTAACCTAGATTATAATATAGTTCTTTATATTATAATTATATTATAGATATAGAATAGAACCTAGAATGATCTATTCTATGATCTATTCTATGATCTATCAAGGTCTATAGTAGGCGAGATTTTTTAAAGAAGATATTGAAAAAACAATAAGATTGATATAAAAAAGAAATGATAAAGATAAGAAGATATTAAACCAAGTTATAGCGTGATAGAAAGAATTAATTCTATCAAGCTATATAAATAGACAAAGATTTAATCAATATCAAGCATAACATCCAAATATGCTTAATCTATTAAAAATATTTATTCAGAAAGAATGAAAATAGGAGCTTGATTCAAATTAATAGGTTAGTATTCCTAAATATAACATTTAATACCAAGAACACATTCATCAATTCCAGTCGCTTATCAGCTCCTTACATCGAGTGAATATGCTTGCTCACACGATCAATATTCAAATATAACCGGTGCTACGCAGACTAGCAATGAGATATTATTCAAATCTACATAGCTTGGTATCTTATGTATAATTCAATAAAACCTTGATGCTACGCAGCTAAGCAAAGAGCAGAAATGATGATATAAAACTTTGATATTTTCAAATCACTTTGAATAGAAAAAATATCTATATATATGATATTATGATTCAGTAATCAAATAATATTAATAAGCATAGAACCGGTGCTACGCAGACTAGCAATGAGATATTATTCAAATCTACATAGCTTGGTATCTTATGTATAATTCAATAAAACCTTGATGCTACGCAGCTAAGCAAAGAGCAGAAATG